GCCTCCAACCGCGCCGCCAACCGCAATCACCAACACCTCGCTCCTGCTCAACTTCACCAACGCAGGCATCTACGACGCTACGTCCAAGAACGACCTTGAGACGGTGGGCAACGCGCAGATCAGCACGGCGCAGAGCAAGTTCGGCGGGTCGTCTATTTATTTGGATGGGACGGGGGATTGGTTGCGAACACCCGCTTCGCCAAACCTAGATATGGGTACGGGCGATTTGACGATAGAAGGTTGGTTCTATCTGACGGCAACGGTTGCCGTTGATTACCGCATGATTGTGTCTGATGCAACTAACGGCAATAACTATGTTTGTATTCGCAGCGGCGGTACAGGTGGTCAGTTAGAGGTAAACGTTAACGGAACGTCTTTCCGGCTAAACCTAAACAACACCGTAACCATAAATACTTGGTTCCACCTTGCCGTTGTCCGATATAACGGGACATGGAACGGCTTTGTTAATGGCGCATCGCTCGGAACAAGTGCGGCTGCGGCTGCGTTTAATTTGGGTAACGGCGGTATGTTTGTGGGCCGGTTTGGCGGCGCTACGGCTTATGAATGGCCGGGATACATCAACGACCTCCGCGTCACCAAAGGCATCGCCCGTTACACCAGCAACTTCACCCCGCCGACTACGGCGTTCCTGACTCTGTAAGGTGACTTATGGCTCTGTATAGTTTCAAAGGCCACTACCCCGTTGAGCAGATCGACAACAACAAAGGTTGGTACGAGGTTCCCGCCAAACCCGAGGCACCGGAAGGCAAGGAAGTCAGGTGGGAGAACGCCGAGTGGGTGGTGCGTGATCCGAAGCCTGCCGACCGTCCCGGCTACCAATGGAACTGGAACCACGGTGAGATGGCGTGGGTAGAGTGCGAGTACCCGCAGACGGCGGAGGTGGTGGAACCGGTGGAGCCTGTAGACCCAATCGAACCATTCCCATCTATCAGCATTTCTGATCTAGGCACAGCATCCATTTCTGATATCGGGTCTTTGACAGTATCTTCTAGCGGGGCTATCGAAGGGGGATCGCTCCCATGATGACGCTTGTTAGTACGTTCCTGTCCTTCCTTGCGGGTGGGCTACCCAAGATCCTGTCGATCTTCCAAGACCGGCAGGACAAGAAGCATGAACTCGCCCTCGTCGCTGCCCAGAAGGAACGTGAGTTAGCGTTGGCAGAGCGCGGCCTCATTGCACAAGCGCGGGTCGAAGAGATCAAGCTGGAGCAGATCCAGACGCAGACGGCTGCTGAAGAACGTCAGGCTCTCTACCAACATGACATCGAGATCGGCAAAGGTGCATCGCAGTGGATGATCAATCTCCGAGCCAGCGTACGTCCGGTCGTGACATATATCTTCGTGCTGGAACTCGTGGCGCTGAATGTCGCCGGGGTTTGGTATGCGTACACCACGGGCATTCCGTTTGCGATTGCGATGGAAAATGTCTTCTCGGACGACGAGATGCTGATTCTGTCTTCAATTATCGCTTTCTGGTTCGGGACTCAAGCATTCCAGAAAAAGGGATAAGCCGTGAAGGTCAGTCCCGCCGCCATCCAGATGATCAAGCATCACGAGGGGGTAAGGACTAAACCTTACCGCTGCCCTGCCCTCTTGTGGACTGTCGGTGTCGGCCACGTGATTGACCCCACCCATGCGGCGGTCAAATATGAAGAGCGCAAGAATCTACCGGTACCCGCAGGCTGGGATCGCATCCTCAGTATGGGAGAGGTGGACGCTATTCTTGCTCAAGATCTTGGTCGGTTTGAGCGTGGGGTTCTTCGACTTTGCCCTGCTGCTATTGGTCGCCAAGGAGTCTTTGATTCTCTCGTATCTTTTGCCTTCAACGTGGGGCTTGGAAATCTTCAGAGATCTTCTCTCCGGATGAAGACCAACCGGGGTGATTACGAAGATGCGGCTGATGAATTCCTGAAATGGACCAAGGCGGGTGGTAAAGTACTGCCGGGATTGGTCAAACGGCGCAACGATGAACGTGCGTTGTATCTGTCAGGAGTTGCCTAGATGCCCTTACAGAAATTGGAATTGCGCCCCGGCGTCAACCGTGAGTCTACGAGCTACGCCAACGAGGGCGGATTCTTCGCGGGTGACAAAATTCGGTTCCGCTCTGGGTACGCTGAGAAAATTGGCGGCTGGCAGAGTATTAATGTAGGTGGTAGTACGTTTAAAGGCGTCTGCCGGATGCTTTGGAACTGGATCACGACCGTGGGCCAGAATCTTCTAGGCGTTGCGACCAATCAGAAGGTTTACGTAGAACTGGGAGGGCAGTACCACGACATTACGCCGCTGGGTAACTCCCTCACCTTATCTCAAAATCCCTTCTCGACCACTTCAGGTAGCCGACTTGTTACGGTTACGGCTTCATCACATGCGTCCAGCATTGGTACTTATGTCAATTTCTCGGGGGCAACGACGGTTGCCAGCCTGACGTTAAACGGTGATTACGAGATTCAATCGGTACCAAACGCTAATACGTTTACGTTTTACGCTGACGCTAATGCGGGTTCTACGACGACGGGCGGTGGTTCGCTTGTTGTAGCCAAGTTTGATATCGATGCGGGTAACGCGGTTTACACAACTACCGTGGGTTGGGGCGGTGCGCCTTGGGGCGGCGGTGGATGGGGCGCTGCGGCTACGGCTGGTGCGGGAGCAGGACTCCCGATGCGTTTATGGTCCATGTTTAACTACGGCAACGATTTGATGTTTGCCGAGCGTGGCGGAGAAATTTATTTTTGGACGTTGAACACTTCAACGTGGCCTCGTGCAGTCACGTTGGAAGAAAAGGCCAATACTGAAACTAAAACAACCACGACGGCTACGGCGGCATCGGGTGCCACGACAATTGTTGTTGCCGATGCGACCGGTATTAATACGGGGTCTGTAGTCTCTGGCACTGGTATCGCTTCTGGGACTTACGTCACGACGGCTTGGACGGGCAACACTTCCGTCACGCTTTCTGCGGCTACTACGTCATCACTAACTGCCACGGCAGTATCGTTTAGCTACGCGGGTCGGCACGTGCCAAACGAAGTCAATGTCATTATTGACTCACCTGTTAACGACTTTGTTATTACGTGCGGTTCTACGCCCTACGACCCTACCAATTTCAGCACGACATTTAACCCGCTTTTAGTGCGTTGGTCAGATCAAGGTAACGTCTACGAGTTTGTGCCAGAAGTCACGAATCAGTCGGGCGAACAGACTTTATCGCATGGTTCTTACATCGTAGCGGCGGTCAATACTCGTCAGGAAATTCTAATCTGGACGGATACTGCGCTTTTCTCCATGCAGTACGTAGGACCACCGTTTGTGTGGTCATTTAGTCTTCTGGATCAAGACGTATCAATTGCTTCGCAAAACTCCATGCTGACCGTGAACAACGTGGTCTATTGGATGGGCCGTGATAAATTCTTCATGTACTCCGGTCGTGTTGAAACGCTGCCCTGCACCTTACGTCAGTTTGTCTACAACGACATTAACTATGACCAGCTTGATCAAGTGGTAGCAGGTGCTAACGAGGGTTATAACGAAGTCTGGTGGTTCTACCCATCTGCCAACAGCACCATAAACGACCGGTATGTGATCTATAACTACCTTGAGCGCATCTGGTACTACGGCAACATCAACCGCTCGTTCTGGTCAGAGCATTCGCAGCGTAATTATCCGATTGCGGCGTTTAGCCTTCAGACTGCTTATCTGTCTGTAGCGATCAATTCGTCAATCACGACCATAGTTTTGACGGATGCTTCTACGTATCCCAGTGCTGGCACAATTCAGATTAATTCGGAAAAAATTACTTACACAGGCAAAACAAGCAATACGTTGACGGGTTGTGTACGTGGGGCCGAAAACACGACTGCGGCTTCGCATGATCAATATGCTCTTGTCTCTTACTACGTCGCTAATCAAACCATGCTGCACGAAGTAGGAAATGATGATGCATCGGTCAGCCCATCTTTGCCCATTGAAGCTTTTATCGAAACGTCAGACTTTGATATTCAGGACGGTCAGACCTTTGGCTATGTCTGGCGTATGTTGCCTGACCTCAACTTCACAGGGTCCAATGCAACGAATCCGAGTGTAACGCTGACCGTTAAACCAAGGCAGAACTCAGGCAGCAATTACACCACTGCGGATACTCCGACCGTTACGCGCACTGCGACTATCCCGGTTCAGCAATACACGGGTCAAGTTTATACGCGGGTGCGTGGTCGTCAGATGGCGTTCCGAATTGACTCGACGGATCTCGGTGTAGCGTGGCAGATGGGCATGATGCGTATTGATGTCCGACCGGATGGGCGTCGGTAATGTCTACTCCACGCGGCGTTGTTGCTCCGAATCTACCAATCGCTCCAGCTACATGGGATCAGCGGTTTCAAGATCAGTTTGCCAACGTCCTGCGTCTTTACTTCAATCAAATATCAAATCGGATTAATTCACCGACTCCGCACGCTTCGTATTTTGATACGACGACACAGGCTAATCCTGTAGCGAACGCAGTTAATTTATTTACGTACAACTCGGTTGTTTCGGATTACGAAGTAACGCGAGGGGTTCCGACTTCTAGAATCTACGTTGCCAATACCGGGGTATATAACTTTCAGTTCTCGGCTCAGTTGGACAAGACTGGCGGTAGTGCTAGTGCCGTTTATATATGGCCTAAAATTAATGGGGTAAACCTGCCAGACTCGGCTACTAAGATCGTGATTGACGGTCCTAACAGCGAAATCGTGGCGGCGTGGAATTTTGTGCTCGTGTTGGAAGCAGGGGACTACTTTGAGTTGGCTTGGGAATCTTCAGACACGAACGTAGTCATCCCGTACGTAGCAGCAAGCGGCAATATCCCGGCCATCCCATCGATCATCCTGACGGTATCGTGGGTATCGAACTACGGCGCGGCTATCTACCAACCTGCCGCATGATAAAATTTAAACATCTTTTCCCCGTGGGGGGCTTATGAATCAGTATCCGATGGGAGGTATTGCCTCCCTTGTAGCGGCTCAAGGGCGTGGCGGGGACAGCACCCTCGTTCACATGTCGCCTGAAGAAGTCGAGAGCATGAAGCAAATTGCTCGTGCCCAAGGGATTCAGTTATCGGTTAATCCGATGACGGGTCGCACGGAGATGTTTTCACTTAGCGACTTTCTTGGGTCAATAGGTAGGGGCATCAAATCAATCGCAACGTCGGCGATTCAAAACCCTCAAATTACAGGGCTTGTGACGGGTGCAGCCTACGGAGCCATCAAGGGTGATTTGCAGAAGGGTCTTGAGGCGGGCATGAAAGCTTACGCCGGGGCTACATTAATCGGGGGAATCCCAAGTGTCGCCCGAGCCGTAGACGATAAAACCGCAGACGACGCCAGAAAGTATGCTGCGAGAATAGGCGGTAGTGCGGAAGAACAAGCCAAAAACGTATCGGACTACATCAGGAGAGTTTCGGCCCCGACAGGGTTAGGCGCTCCGCAAACCGTTACGCAACAACCGGGCGCGATGGGTCAGGGTGGTGGCACCCAGCAGGGCGGCATCTTCGGGATGCAGAATCCACTGGCGCAGGCTATTGCGCTGTATGCCATCGATCGGGCAGAACGCAAATCGCAGGCTAAGAGTATGCCGTCTGCGCCGCAGCCGACGTATACCCCAGCGACATTCAGCTACGGGCAAGTTAATCCGCGTCGAGGTGAGCCGGGTCAGCCTTACTTTATCGGTGGCGGATACAACATTGGGCAGTCCACTACGCAGTTTCCGGACTATTCTGGACGTACGCCAGTCGGAGGACAGCCACAGCAGGGTCAGGCTCCACCCGGTCAACCTCCACCTAGTCAACCACCTCCTAATGCACCCAGCCCCTCGCGAGGTGGTCCGTTAGACTTTTACAAAGCTCCGCCGACGCAGTCGGGATATTCGATGGCAGGGGGCGGTATCGTGCCGCGCCCAAATCCTGCTTATCCAATGTCTCGGGTGCCGGGTAGTGGTTATGAAGTTCCGGTCGGTACATATACGGGAGAAGAAAAATTTGCCGAAGGTGGCGTAGCGGATACGGAAGAAGAAAGGAGGCGAAAATATTTCGAGAACCTCCGCCCTTTCGCTCCCGCCCTGTCTGACTATTACCGTGGCACTTCCAGTACTGGGAGTGAGTCAGATCAGGGCTTTGCTAATTTAAGGGCAGTTGATCCCCTCACGGGACTTACGCAACCTACTCCAAGAAATGTAGGTACGGGGATCGGCTCTCTTCAACCATACGATACGTCGCTCGCAGAATGGTATAAATCTTTGTTAAATCCCCCAATTGGTCGAGCGCCAGTTGATACGGGAAATTATTACGAAACTACGGCGTTTAGAGCACAACCAAAGTTTGGGGAAATACCGGTTTATCCGCCTCCTCCTGCTCCGCCTCCGCCCCCGCCCCCGCCTCCGCCACCTCCTCCAACCGAATGTAGTAAGGGGTTTTATCGCAATCCTAAAACAGGATTATGCGAACCTATTCCGCCTGATCCTTGTCCGCAGGGATTTCGTCGTAACCCAGATACGGGCGTCTGTGAGCCTATTCCGCCGGACCCGTGCCCAGAGGGCTTTAAACGTAACCCACAAACGGGCCAGTGCGAGCCTATTCCGCCGGACCCGTGCCCAGAGGGCTTTAAACGTAACCCACAAACGGGCCAGTGCGAGCCTATTCCGCCGGACCCGTGTCCAGAGGGCTTTAAACGTAACCCACAGACGGGCCAGTGCGAGCCTATTCCGCCGGACCCGTGCCCAGAGGGCTTTAAACGTAACCCACAGACGGGCCAGTGCGAGCCTATTCCGCCGGACCCGTGCCCTGAAGGCTTCCGTCGTAACCCAGATACGGGCGTCTGTGAGCCTATTCCGCCGGACCCGTGCCCTGAAGGCTTCCGTCGTAACCCAGATACGGGCGTCTGTGAGCCTATTCCGCCGGACCCGTGTCCAGAGGGCTTCCGACGTAATCCGGAGACGGGCCAGTGCGAGCCCATCAAACCAGATGAATGTCCAGAAGGATTCCGTCGAGACCCCGTAACAGGCGAGTGTGTATACATTCCTACTTGCCCGGAGGGATTCCGACGTAACCCAGAGACGGGCGTTTGTGAGCCTATCCCACCTGAAGCTTGCCCGGATGGATTCCGACGTAACCCAGAGACGGGCGTTTGTGAGCCTATCCCGCCGGACCCATGTCCTGAAGGCTTCCGTCGTAATGCAGCGGGCGTTTGTGAGCCTATCCCGCCGGACCCATGTCCTGAAGGCTTCCGTCGTAATGCAGCGGGCGTTTGTGAGCCTATCCCGCCGGACCCATGTCCTGAAGGCTTCCGTCGTAATGCAGCGGGCGTTTGTGAGCCTATCCCGCCTGAAGCTTGCCCAGATGGATTCCGACGTAACCCAGAGACGGGCGTCTGTGAGCCTATTAAGCCGGACGAGTGTCCAGAGGGTTTCCGACGTAATGCAGCGGGTGTTTGTGAGCCCATCCCGCCTGAAGCTTGCCCAGATGGATTCCGACGTAACCCAGAGACGGGCGTCTGTGAGCCTATTAAGCCGGACGAGTGTCCAGAGGGTTTCCGACGTAATGCAGCGGGCGTTTGTGAGCCCATCCCGCCTGAAGCTTGCCCAGATGGATTCCGACGTAATGCAGCGGGCGTTTGTGAGCCCATCCCGCCTGAAGCTTGCCCAGATGGATTCCGACGTAACCCAGAGACGGGCGTCTGTGAGCCCATTCCGCCTGAAGCTTGCCCGGATGGATTCCGACGTAATGCAGCGGGCGTTTGTGAGCCCATTCCGCCTGAAGCTTGCCCGGATGGATTCCGACGTAATGCAGCGGGCGTTTGTGAGCCCATTCCGCCTGAAGCTTGCCCAGATGGATTCCGACGTAACCCAGAGACGGGCGTCTGTGAGCCCATTCCGCCTGAAGCTTGCCCGGATGGATTCCGACGTAATGCAGCGGGCGTTTGTGAGCCCATTCCGC